CAGTGCTTCAATCAGTGCGGGCAGCGCTGCTACCAGCCCCTGTGCCAGCCCCGTAAGCAGCTGTAATGCTGCTGTAATCAGCAACGGTATATTTTCTATCAGCATGGTTACAATGTTCGTAACCACCGTTACGATTGTTGGCAGCAATGTAGGTAACGCTTGTGCGATACCTTGCGCCAATTCCGTAATAATCTGTACGCCTGCCTCTAAAAGCTGCGGTAATATAGTAAGCAGCGTATCTATGATTGTCGGTATAATCTGCCCGATTATGCTTATCATTTCCGGCAGCATTCCAACCAGCGTATTAAGCAAGTCCTGTACGCCGCTCATTAAAGGCGGTAATAACTCCTGTATAACCTGTGGTATATACGTTGCAAGCTGCTCCACGATTTCTCCCAGTCCGCTTACCAGCCTCGGCACTGTTTCTATTACCCTCGGTGCTATATTCCCTACCACTGTTACAATACTGTCTACCAGATTGCTTGTAAGCTGTGAAAAATTCGCCTCGCTGTCTGCCATTCCAGCTACCCAGTTGTCCCACGCTGAACTCATAGAACTAACCGAACCCTCTATTGTTGTACTTGCCTCTTTTGCCGTTGTCCCTGTTATGCCCATTTCCGTCTGTACGACGTGAATAGCGTCTACAACGTCTGAATATGATGAAATATCATACTTAATGCCGGATAGCTTGCTTGCATCATCAAGCAGTCGCTGCATTTCCTCTTTTGTACCGCCATATCCCAGTTTTAAGTTATCCAGCATGGTATAATTCTGCTTTGCAAAACCGTTATAGGCGTTCTGTATAAGCGATATATCAGTGCCCATTTTATTTGCATTGTCTGACATATCCGTAATTGCCACGTTTGCCTTTTCTGCTGCCGCTGCCGTGTCATTATTCATACTGGCAAGCAGCGACGCTGAAAAGCTGGTAACTGTTTCCATGTACTCATTTGCAGACATTCCGGCTGTTTTATATGCGTCGTTTGCATAACCAACAACCGTATCAGACGACGTTTTGAAAAGAGTTTCTACACCGCCTACAAGCTGTTCCTGTGCTGCGTATCCCTCTATCGCTTTTGTGGTAAGCGCTCCTATGGCTGTTGCCGCTCCCGCAACTGCTGCCGCCGTCGCCGCTGCTGCTGCTTTAAGCGCTGTACCCATTCCGCTTAGCACGCTTGTAAATCCAGAAAATTTTCCCTTTGCGTCGTCTGCCTGTTCCCCGCTGTCTTTTATTTCCTTTCCCATTTCGTCAGCGGCTTTTTCTGCTTTTTCCATTTCGTCAGTCGTTTTGCCTAATTCCTGCTCTGTCTTTACAAGCGCTGCTTTCTGGTAATTTAACTGTGTTTCGAGTTTTTTACTTTCTTCGCTATTGTCTCCTGTTGCCTTGCGACATTTTTCTAAAGCCGCCTCGGTTTCTTTTACCTTTTTTGCCTGCTCGTCGTATGTTTTCTGTAGTACCGCCTGCTTTGCTTTCAGCGCATCTACGCTGCTTGCATTGTCCTTATATTCAGCCGTTACAAGTTTCATTTCAGAATTAAGCACTTTAAGGGTGCTGTTAATTTCCTTGCAGGCTGCTTTATACTCTGCCTCTCCGTCAAAACTTAACCTTGTTTTGACGTTCTGCGTCTTATCTGCCATAATTAAAAGCCCCCTAACGCTATGTCTATATCGTCCATGTTTTCTGTAGCTGCTGGTGTTCCCGCCTGTTCCTGTCGGAAAATGTGCGGGTTATATTCCTTGTGATATTTAAACAGTGTCGTTATCTGGTATGGTGTTTTTCTCCACGCCTCACGTTCCCTGTATCTCAAAAGCACTACTGCAATATACAAAAGCCGTGCAGTATCTAATTTTCCTGCACGGCTGCCCTGTTTCCCTCTTCTGTTGTTTCTTCTCCGTCGTTTTCGTTCTCTGTGTCGCTGTTGTCTCCCGCAGTTCCTCTGTAGAACGATTTAAAAATAGCGTTCTGTACTTCCTGCAAATTTCCTGCGTGTATCAGTCTGCCTACCCTCTTCTCTTCAAGCAGCTGGGCGTTTTCGTCCTCTGCTAAAAGTGCCTCGTTAATAAGCAGCGTAAGTAACCACCTTGTATCTTTAAAAAGGTTTGGGTTATCTTTATTGAATACCTCACTTAATTTGTCGTAGCCCCCAAACTTTTCCTGCACTTCGTCTAATGCGTTCAGTGAAAAAAGTAAACCATATTCTTTGCCGTTCAGCTCTACGGGAAAAGCCCCGCTCTTTAATGCTCCCATGATATAAAATTAAGGCGCAGCCCATGCTACGCCTCTCTCCTTTCCTGTTTTATACACTTTCCATTGCTGCTGCCTTTTCCGGCACTGCTGTAAACCACGTTTTAGCCGCTGCGCTTTCCTCTGTTCCCACAAAGTCTGCTTTCCACAAGTTATCTTTCTTTCTTGTTGTAAAAGATGCCTCAATGTCCGGCGTGTTAAACTTGATACTCTCGCCCTTTGTTTCGTACTTTTCAGACGGTACTTTAAATTTTGCTTTAAGCAGCCATACGTAACGGTATTTACCACCCGTTTTCTTAGCTCTGAACCCTACAGCAACATACGGCGGCTCGTCCTCTTTTCCCGCCCATACTACGCTGTTCTTATCTACTGCCTGCCCCAGCAGCTCTGCCAGCACTTCCGGCGTAAGGTCTTTAATTCCCAGCTTAAGCGTTCCGCTTGCAAACTCCGTGACGCTCTCGCTTAATGTGTCGTCTGCATACAAGCTGCCGTCTGCTGTCTTTACGGATAAATCAGCGCTCATTGCCTCTGCCATTTTCTTAGGTGTCCCGTAGCTCTCTGCTCCGTCTGCCTCTGTGCATACGGCGTAATATAAATCTTTCAGTCCCAGTGTCATTGTTTAATCACTCCTCTTTCAAAATCTCGACTGTGATAGGCACTAACCAGTACCCCGTTTCTGTTTCGTAGCTTTCCGCGTCTATGCTGTTGATATAAACGCCTTCTGCTTTCAATACCTCTTTTGTCTTATCAAGCTGCGCCTCAAAATCGCCCTTATGGAAAAGCGTAACTCTATACATTTCCCTGCGCTCTTTCTCTTCGTCGTCTGCATTTACCGCAGGCGTACCCAGCAGCCGCAGAAACGTATAATATGCGTCTGGCTTATCCCGTCCAGTGTAAACGCCTCTCTGGGCTGGCAACCCTGCGCTTTCTAAAATCTCCTGTATACTCATTCGCCTGTTTCACTCTCCCATATACTGCGCTGTGCCTCTACTACCTTTTCGTGCGCCTTTTCGTTTGCCACTGTCATATAAGGGCGTGCAGCGTGGCTACTTGTGCCGTACTCTGCCACAAAGCCGATTGTTGCATAGCGCACCTTGCTTTTATCTCCTTTTCTGTCGTTTCCATGCTTTGCCCGTCCCTGTGGGTATATCTCTACGTATTTCTCCGTATCGTCGCCCTTTACGTCCGTAGCTTTTATGGAATTGATAAAACCGCCCGTTTCATTCAGTCCCATTGCCTGTGCCTCTGCTCTCTGTGCCTCTATCAGCACATCAGCACCAGCTTTAAGCATTTTGGGGACTGCCTCAACTGTAGCCGCCTCTCTCCGGCTGAAAGCGTCTATAATATCTTCCAGCCCGACTGTGTTAAACTCTCCCATGCTTACACCTCGTTTCTGTGGCGTAAATCTGTAAGCGTAAGCTCTATGGTGTCTGTTCCTGTATCGTAGGTCTTAAGTACAAAATAGCGCCGCCCGTTTACTTCTACTACGTCCTCGCCGCCATAATCTGCCTTGTGTACCTCGTACTTTGCCTCTACCAGTTTTCCTGTCTGCTGGCTCTTAAAATATTCACTGTACCCTACTGATTTTTTGTTACAGAATACAGTGCGGGTGCTTTCTTCCGGCTTTACTGCAAAGCCGTTTTTATTTACCCTGTTTTCTGCTGTTGTTTCTGCAATAAGTGTTAATTCGTCCAGCCACTCCACCGCTTTACACCCCACTTTCTGTGCTGTTGGTGTCCGTTTCGGACACTTGCGGCGCTGTGTTGTATTCTGCTGATAAAGATAAGCGCATTTTAAGTGCGTCGTATGACTTTCTAAATTGTTCCGCAGCATTGTTAAAACCAAACTCTGCCTTGCAATACAGTGTAATTGCTCTGATAATCAACCCGTCTGTCTCTTTTATCACTTTTACGCCGTCGTTTTTCATATCAGCTTTGCAGGCGGCTATACAGTCGTTTATTTCCTCTGTAATTTTCTCACTGGTGCTGCTGATGCGCAGCGCCGCCCGCATTTTCTCGGTTAATGTTGTGGTATCTGCTGCCATAGCCTGCACCCTCTTTCTCACTCTTCTATTACTGCTGCTACGCCTGCCTCTTCCAGAACTGCTGCACGTTCTCTGCTTACTGCGTATTCGTCCCCAGTATCCTTAATCTGGTTTAATTCCTTGTCAAGGAAACGACGCTGTGCTTTTACTTTTACCAGCCCTGCTGCTTTCTTTTCCTCTTCGGCTTTAGCTGCTGCCTCTGCTGCTTTCTTTTCCTCTTCGGCTTTAGCTGCTGCCTCTGCCGCTGCCTTTTCCTCTTCGGCTTTGGCTGCTGCCTCTACCGCTGCCTTTTCCTCTTCGGCTTTGGCTGCTGCCTCTGCCGCTGCCTTTTCCTCTTCGGCTTTAGCTGCTGCCTCTGCCGCTGCCTCGGCTGCTACTTTTTTGTCCTCTTCCGTAAGCTCGCTGTTGTCTGGTATATCTACCTCGACGGCTGCGCAGCGTGCAGCAATTTCTTTCTTTGTTCCCTCTGCATCTACGCCCAGTTGCTTTGCCAGCTCCTGCAAATCCTCTTTCTTATAGCTTTCCAGCTCTTTTGCGTCTAAGTATCCTTTCATGCTCTACCTCGCTTTCTTACACTGCTGTTACGCCCTTTTTAACTAAGATAATGCCCGCAGCGTCAGCTACTTTGCCGTCCACTACCATTAAGCACTTATTCTTAATCTTGTTGTTGTCGTGGTCTGTCCACTTCACTACCTGCATTTCCATGTTGGTATTGATAACGTAATCAGAGAAATTCATAAATACTGCGATTACGTCGCCCTCGTTTGCGTCGTCCCAACTCGGTAAAACGTCGTCCTCTACAGTTTCCACATTCTTACCCATGAAACGGTATGTTTCCTCTCCGTTTACGCCGTAGTTTGTGCGTCCAATAGGCTGCCCGTTCTTATCTTCCATACCGTCAATGCCAGTATCAAAAGTGGACTGGTTCATAACAAAGCTGCCGTTTCTGTACGCCTTTTTCATTTTGCCTTTTACCTTATGCCAGCCGTTCCAGCTTGCGTACTCTTCCGGTGTCAGAGTAATTACAGCTGTTACCCTGCTGTCTTTCAGAACGCCCAGCGGCTGCCCCTCGCCTGTACCGTTGAAAATGGCAATTTCAATAGCCTTTACCATTGCCTCTGTTGCCATAGGTACAAACAAATCAGTAAACATTTTCAGCGTTACTACATTCGCTAAAATGCTCTGGGAAATTTTGCACTCCAAACCGTAATAATTGAAAGTTACGGAATTTTTAGCAGATGCTTTCTGGTCGTCGCTGCTCTTTGCCTCTGTAATCCAGTGTGCAGTAGGCTTTAAGTCTGCAATCGGAATGGAAACGCCGCCCTGTACGTTAATCTTACGCACCTTTGCATAAATGCTGCCGTAGCTTTCCAGTTTCTTGATAATTTCATTCATAATAGTTGTCGGAATTACAGCGCCGCTGTCTGCTGTGGTGGTGGTTTCAGCTGCTCTGTACTCTGCCGGAATAGCAACGCCTCTGCATACATAATTCATAAACGCTTTTCTGTATGCCGTAGTGTCGTATTTGTCCTCTGGTTCTCCTGCTCCTGCGCCGCCTGCTCCCTTGAAATTTCTAAGCAGCGTGGTATCTGCTCCCGCTCCACCTGTCGGCTCTCCTGCTGCAATTCTTTCAAGCAGCTTTTTACGTTTCTCTGCCGCTGTCAGTAAAGCGGTACGCTCTTCCTGTAAGTCTGTTACCTCTGTTTCCAGTTTTGTAATTTCCTCGTCCGTAAGCTCTGCCGCTCTGGTGTTAAGCTCTTCTTTGATTTCGGCTAATCTTGCCTCAATTTCCTTTAATCTCATAGTCTGTGTTCTCCTTTTTTGTTTTGATTTTTATAAGCTCGCCTTAATCTTTAGTATTGCTGCCCGCCTCTTAAGCAACTCCTGCCGCTCCCGCTCATAACTCCTACTCGCAAAAGCACGGGCGCTTATTTCAGTATCGTTATTTGCCGGAATACTCACGGCTGATACATCATAAACCTTTTTGATTTTCAAAATTGTTCTTGTATGTGTTTCTCTGTCGTAGCTTTCCTCTGCCACTGTAAACGCCCATGACATTTTAGTAATCATTCCTGCGCTTATGTCTTGATACAGCCCACGGGCTAAGTCTGTCCGGCTTAAGTCTGCTGCCACGAAAAGCCCCTTTACGTCCGGCTCTAAAATCAGCGTATTATTTGACTGTCTGGCAAATACTCTGCCCTCATGGTCGTACTGCATGATAACGTCACTCATGTCTGCGCTGTCTAATGCGTGTGCGTCTATTCTTTCGTAAATCTTTGTGCCGTCCTCAAACTCATATAAAAGGTATGGCGCATTAAATGTAGTAGCGTAGCCCTCTACGTAGCACTCCGACTGTAAGCGCTTTTCGCCAGAACTCTGCGCAGCCAGAGGCGCTACCAGCGTTCTATATTCCCGCTCTTTCTTAACTGGCATTATTTACACCCTCTTTCTCTTCCTGTCCGTTCTGCGGCTCTTCTCCCGCTGCTGGTTCTGTCTGCTGCGGTACTTGCTGTATGATAACTGGCTGCTCACTTCCTTTGTGCAGTTCGCTTACCTCTGTATATTCCTTTCGGATATAATACTTTTCCCCGTCCTCAACGTGTGCCATGTTCCATATATCCATTACGCCGTTTCTGTTGAGTAGCGCACGGTCAAAAAGCTGTGTGCTTACGCTTAACTTTGTGGCGTTGCTGGCGTATTGTAGGCGGTTTGCAGAAAAGAAAATAGCATTGCCGCAGGCTCTTTCTCTCTCTGTAAAGCTCATATTTGTCATAACAAGCGATAGCTGTATTGCAAACGGCTCTATTTTCCCCTCGTAGTAAGCATTCCACGTATTTTCATCAAATTTATTTTGCAGAATATCCATATTTGTGCCAAAATGCGTGCATACATTTTCCTGTATGTGCTGCATCTGCAATGCGTTTGGCGTATACGGTTTGCTTTCTACCTGTTTCAGCTCACTAAACTTGTTATCATAAATAATCATGCCGCTATCGTTGTCGGCGCTTAAGTTATCCTCTGTAAAGCGTTTCCGCTCTTTCTTTATATCCTCTGGTTTCAGTATATTTGCCACCTTTGCCAGAAAGCGGATATTTGCCGAATTTTTTACAGCGTTTATAATTCCCTCATTCTGCGTATGTATCAACTGCATAGTTGGTGCAAGCGTGCTGTTGTCCTCTCCGAAAAGGTCGTCTTTATATTCAAAGTCTGTCATAATGCCTACACGCTCAAACTCAATAGCTCCATAGCTGCCATTTGCAAACAGATACCGTAAATATAATTGTCCCTCGCTCTCTACCACCTCGCAGCGTTCAGCCCGCAGCGGATACCAGCCACATAAGCGCCCGTATTCGTCCTCGATAGGTATAATAAAAGCGGTGTGTTCCACCGCTACATACGTTGCCAGACGCTTTATAAATTTTGTTGTATCCATAAAGTAGTTGGGTTTATGCTGCAATGTCTTTTCCAGCGACTTAAGGGCGCTGCCCTCTATCTCCGGCTTTAGCTTGCTGCAATGTGTGGCAAAATTATTTATAGCCGTTCTGGTCAAATCCATTTCATACACGCCGCCGCTAAAGCTGGTAAACGTCGGGCTGTATCCGTTCAGCATTTTGAAATAATTGCCTATTGCTTTTAATTCTTTGCCATGAAAAAGATAGTCTAAAAATTTCATGCCGTTTACACTCCTTTCTATGCGGCATTTTTAAGCAGCTCGCCGCACTCTTCCCAGTATTTCTGCCGCACGGTCATTGCATCTATGACAGATACAAAGCCGTCGATATGCGCCCGCTGCTCGATTTTTATAGGTCTGAATTTTCTTGTTTCCATGTTGTGCTTAAGCGCAACATTTAAGAAATGCGTCTTTAGTAAATTGTTGTCGGCAATCTTAAAATCGCCGTCTTTTATGATGCCCTCAAACTCCCGTATAACTGGTGTAAGGTTTTCGCCTTGGTAAACGTCGTCCATGTGAAAACCATAATTTGCCATATCGGTAATAAGGTACTGGGCGCTGTATCTGTCGTAGCCGATTTTCAACGGTCGTATGCCGTAATCTTCCAGCAGCATAGTAAACCAGCCGTAAACGTCGTGGTAATCTACGTAATTCTCGCCGCTTAAGGTTATCAGCCCCTTTTTAACGAATATGTCATACGGCACTCCGTCCGTAGCCTGTAAGTATTCCAGCCTGCCCCGTGGCATAAAGAACTGTGTAAACGCATACAGTGTACCGTCTTTCTGAATAACCACACTGGCTGCCGTTAAGTCCGTTGTCTGGCTTAAGTCGATACCGCCCACTGCGTAGCAGTCCCTAAAGTCCTCTAAGGTCTTTTCTACTCCGGCGTTCTCTACCGTCTGATATTCCAGCCATGCAATAGAGCTGTTCTGCTTGATATTGCAATACTTTGTAAGGAACTCTGCTTTTTTACTTAAGCTGCCCTCTGCTACGGCTATCTCGTCCATAAAGAAACTTTCTTTTACGGATACGCCCATGTTAGGGTTAGCCTTTTTCAGTTCGTCTATGTCGTTCCACTTCTCCACATCATCAATCATGTAAAGGAATGGTAATAGCCTGCGCTCTTTGCTGTTTCCTTTCAAGAAACTTGTGCTACGTTTCATTAGTTCATCATAAATACTGTCGTTGATATATCCGGCAGTGCTTATGCTCAATATCATAGGTTGAGTACGTGCGCCTAAAGCGGATTTCATAACCTCATACTGCTTTAGTCCAGCGTCCCCGCTCCATGCTGCCATTTCATCACATACCACAAGCTGCGGGTTAAATCCGTCTGACTTCTTGGCATTAAAAGCAATCGGTTTTATTACCGTGTTGCTCTCCGCAATATAAATATCGCTGCGCCGTTTCTTTGCCAGCTCCGCTAACTCGTCCTCTGCCTGTACCATTTGATAAAATCCGTCATACACCAGCGCCGCTTGGTCTAATTTCGGCGCTAAGCAGTATATTTCTTGTCCATACTCTGGCTCTAAGTACGCCATATATGCAATAATCGCAGATGCAAATAAACTTTTTCCGTTTTTTCTGCCAATTACAATAAAAATTTCACGGAAAATACGTATTTTTTCTGCGTCCTGTATGCCAAAAATAACAGAAACTATGGCTTTCTGCCATAGCTCCAACTTGATTAAATCATTACGTCCCTTGCTGTGGTGGCAAAAGTTCTCTATGAACCGTATAGCCTTATTCGCAGCCTTTGCATTAAAAAAATACTCCTGCTTTTGCAGCCCGTTTATAATGATTTCGTATATTTTCTTTATCCATTTTCCCGCTATGATTTCGCCGCTTGTAATCTTTGCGTGGTACTCATAGATATAATTTCGATAAGGCGGCAATATTGCTTACTCTTCCCGCAAAGCCGCCAGCCTGCTTGTCTTTCGTTTCGCAGCTGGTACTAATTCCGTAAGCTGCTTAATCACTGCTGCATAGTTCTTACTAAGCGCTATGTAGGTTTCTGACTCTGGGCTTTTCTTTGTTCCCCACTGGTTCTGCCCGTTCTGGTACTCACTCGTCCAGCCGTCTTTTTCAAGTTTCGCCTGCAAGTCGTCCAGCTCAATGCTCATAAATGCAGCCTTTTCTATCAGCGGCGTTACTAATTTTCTTTTGTTTTCGTCTAAGTCCTTGAAAATTCCCTTAAGTCTGGTCTTTTCGGTCTTTATCCTCTGTTCTTTGGTTTTCTCTTTCTTTGTTGCCATTCCTTTACCCCGCTTTCCATTCCTGCGCCGCACCACACCCCCTACACCACCCGTGCGCACGCCCGTAGGGTAATTTTAGGGTATCCCCCTCGGTATTCGCCCCCTTTAATTATTTTTCTGATATGGGGGGAGTATGCCGCCGTTCTCGTCGAACCGATACCGCTTATGCCTCTCCTGTTTGTGGTGTTCCTTGTTGTGGCAGTCTTGGCACAACGCCTCTAAGTTATCCCAGCACAACGTAACGCTTATGTCGTTTATGTTCTCTCTGTTAAGCCAGCGCTTATGATGCACTATCTTTGCAGGCTGCCCGCAGCGTTCACAAATATAATCTTGTGACATTAAATAAGCGGCTCTGGTTTTTTCCCATGCCGCTGATAAATAAAAACTCTTAGCCCATGCTTTCATACTGTCCCCTCTCTTTCTTCATTCCCCAGCGCCCTAAGTTTCATGCGCTGGGTGGAGGCTAAAGAATGAATAGAAAAAGAGTAGGTAACTGCTGCCGCACATGGCTTAAGCTATCGCCTATTCATTTCATGCTACCATTGTATCTCTTTTGTTTTCCCATGTAAACACCACGTTTTTACCATTACTTTACCACGCCAGCTGTGCGCTCTTCATCAATCCCCCACAATAATACTGACAGCTCATTTATGATACCTGTTACCCAGCGCCTCGGTGTATTCTTTCCTGTGTCCAGCTGCTCTGCAATTTCCGCATAGTCCATGCCCTGCATGAAATACATTTCAAAAGCCTTGTACTCTACGCCTCTGCCTGCTGCCTCTCTACGGCGTTCTATCTCTTCTACCGCCTTGTCTATATGCGCTGTCATTATCAATGTCTTAAAGCGTGTGCGTCTGATACTCTCTAAGTATGTACGCTGCTGCTCGTCCGTCATACCCTTAAGCTCCAACTGCTGCCCGTCGCTTATTGCGTTCTCGATATGGAAAACCGCATCACGGTAGCATTTCATAAGCGTAAAAGTGTTGTGGTATTTCTCTTTCTTTCGCTCCTGCTTTTCCTGTCGTTTCAGTTCCGTTATTGCAGCCTTTGCCTGTTTCTGCATCAGCTCTGTTAATTCGCTTTCGTGCAGCTGTACCCAGCTTTCAGCCTCTGGCGGCATTTCTACCCCTGTTGCCGCTGTTGTCTTTGTTTCTTCCTGCTCCATGTTCTGTACCTCGCTTTCTGTTAATTAAACGGCAGCTCTTCGTCTGCTCCCTCTGGGATATTCATAAACCCGTCACTCTCCGGCAGCTGCTGCCCTCTCGCCTCTGCCTCTGCTTTGCTCTCTCCAAATCCTACGCTATTTGCCACAACCTCTGTGTAATATACCTTGCTGCCCGTGCGCTGGCTCTCGTAGCTGCCTGTTTTAATCTTGCCCGTAACCTCTGCCCTGCTGCCTTTGCTTAACCATTTCTGCGCCCATTCCGCAGTACGCCCGAAACACTTAATATTTATAAAATCTGTGTCTTTCCCGTCGTCTACCGCAAGCGTAAAGCGGGTAATAGCTGTACTGTTGTCCTGCCCGCCATACCTAAGCTCTGGC